TTTGCCGCCCCGATCTCAACGTAAGCCTGGACCTGCCAGCGTCCGGTGGTGTCAATGTCGCCGGCAATGGTTGTATATTTCAACTTGCCGTCCGCGCCAGTTGAGTCAAACTCCGCGTCAACGCTTTCCTTCGTGCCGTCGGGTTTCAGAAAGTAGAACGTTTTGACAGTTGCCCCGCTCACATCTACAGCGGTGGTATCATCGTCTTCAGTAATAGTCAGGCGAATAATCGTGCCAACATCGCCATTGTGAATTATAGTATCAGCCATTAAATAGCCTCCAGTTCCGAGTAAGTGTCGGTGATCTCTTCGTTGAGTATTACGCCTGCGTTGACTTCTTTATTGAGCCTGACTGTGCCTGCAATTGCCATATTCATTACAACCGAGCCGTCCCAGATTTCGGCGTAATTGAATGGAACAACATCGATGATGCCCCAATACGAACCGCCCCAATACGAACCGCCCCAATATTGATCTATGAGAATATAGGTTGATTCCACCTTTACACCGTCAATGTAACAGACGTGCGGTTGCCATTAGCGTCCACAATCGCCTCGATCACATCGCTTGCGCCGTCCACGCTCTTGAATGTCAGGGTTGTTGTTCCGCCACCGCTCAACTCGCCAGCCAGAGCCGAAGCCATAATCTTCATCAGTTGGGCAAAGGTGTAAGTACCGGTAACGACAACGTCATTGAATATTGCTTCAATTGCGGCGTCTTTGAGCAGAACGCCAGTCGCTGTGGTAGCGTCGACTATCGAATCGATCAGCAAGTCCGTTCTTCCACCGTCTGCCAGTTCAGCCTGGATTTCATTGGTATCAGCCAGCACCGAGTCCACATTTGTGTCCACCGTAGCCAGAGCCGCCGAAGTTGCCAGCGTTGCTAGCGTTGCTGGAATCTCTGTGGTCGTGTCGGTTGCAATAACGTCAATCTTATCTTCCACGTCCTGCAAGTCAGCAGCTAATGCCAGCCCCGATTGGAGTTCGGTCACCGCGTCAGCCGCAATGCCAGCCGCCGTGAGCCAGTTGGTTGTAATAGCAGGTAGGTTCGTCAGGTTTGTGACAGTCGCCACAGTCTGACCGCTTGCGACCACCACCCCATCCGAGCCCGTGTCGGCAAGGATGCTGTCAACGTTGGTGTCAATGGTATTGAGCTTGCCGTCAAGCGTGGTAGAAGTGTCAACCAGAATGTCATCCACGATGCCGTCAATGGTATTGAGCTTGCCGTCAAGCGTAGTGCCTGTATCTACCAGAATCGCGGCTGTTTCTGCTTTCACCGCTGCAATCTCGTCACTCAATGTTTCCAGCGTGTCCGAGTCAGCCCCCACCCTCGCAACCTGCGTTACCCCTGTGTCTGCGCTCTTGAGAGGGAAGGCGGTGCTCTCGTCAAACTTGCTGGCTGTGATAGCGTCATCGGCAAGCGTGATGCCCGTGTCCAACTTTTCCGTGCCAGCCCTGTCAATGACCCACATAGCAGGAATGTCCTGCGCGTCTACCGTGTCTGTGGCTGTGTGAAAGACGCCGATATATTCTGCGGCAGCGTCAACAGTTCCGCTTGCGAGCAGGTATCTGTAAATCCCTGTACCCACATCGGTACACGCTCCATCGTCTACAACCAGCGTGGCAGTACCGTCACGGATGACTTCATAAATGTCAATCGTGACAGTCAGGCTGGCGGTTGATACTCCACCCGTTGTATAGTGAGCGTAGAATATTACGCTGTTTCCGCTGTTTTCAATCATTCAGCACCTCCTAATTAGAGTGCGTCTATCTCTGTCAGTTTCGCCTGATACTGCGCCTGCAATGCCTGGATTTCCGTCTCGGCAGTCGTGACCGCCCCATCCCGCTCTGCCTGCGCCTTGCGGATTGCGGATTGTAAGGTTGCCGCTTCCGTTTCGAGCCTGCTGCGTTTCAGAAACGCCTCGAACAAAACGGGGTCGGCATCGAATGCCGCTACGATTGCGTCTACTACAGTTGAAATTACTTCTTGTGTTGCCATGTGTGTTACCTCCTAAGTAACTAAGAATATATTGCCCATTTGTTGTTGAGATAAGTTTCAACGGATAAATACTCCGTTTCTGATAAGTGACGGTTATAAACAATTCCTTCACAAAATCTTGCGAAAGAAATATTATATTTACCGCTGTATGCGCCAATATGTATAGAGGTTGTTATACTATAGTAATTGCTCCCTGTAGTGCTTGTCCCGTTTACTCTTAATAGCCCCGTGTCAGTAGCAAACCATGTTGTAACAATAATCGGTATGTCGGAACTTCTGGTGAGAGAGATTATAGGCGTGCCAGCGTCTATCTGTCCTGATTTCAACGATGTCAAACTATAACCTACCGACTGAACTTTGTGTATTCCAAATAAGACTTTGGTATTATTATCTATAGCCGAAGATTTAACGACAAAGATTAATGTGACATTAGCACTGTTATAAGAGCCGCCTCCCACAAAACCACCTGAATTAAAATAAGCAGTACTCAATCCGTTTTGTGAATTGCTATAATACTTCGGTCTCTGAGATTCCGTTGCTTGTACAAAGTCTGTTCCAGAGCCTTTATTTGTAACCTGATAAATCAAATCGCCATTTGTGCTGACTTTAGTTGTGCCAGCGTCAGTAAACATATTGTCTGTGTCTGAAAAGTCTACCCAAACAACACAGTCTGATATATCAGTCGGGTCTGTGATGCCACTTGCCGCCCTCTTGACGCTCCTGCCGAGCGCACCCTGTATGCCGTAGCGTGAGCCTAATGCCGTGATAGGGGTCATGCTTGCCTCCGATACGCCCTGATGCGGAATATCCAGCGTGCAGGGTCGCCATAGCGAGCGGTAAACGAGCCTTGCTTGCCGTTGATAGGGTCATTGATGATGTAGTCATCGCCTGACTTGCCGACAAGCAGCACCCAATGCTGATCTACCGCCCCACCCGGCGTGAAGTCAACGTGCACCAACACCGGAACGTCATCCGCAAGCAGAGCGTCTATCTCGTGCAAGGGAGCGGGGATATAGTAGCAGTCGATAGCCTTTGCAAGATAAACATCCGGCTGAACTTGCGCTATTGCGTTCCAGTACAAGTTTGCGCCCGTGAATCCGCCCACCCTAACCAAAGCGTCGTTGAGTTGAGCAGGGTCTGTTGACTTGCCGTACCAGTTGAGTATCATGCTAATAGCGGTGATAAGGCATCCGTAACCGCCTATCGTGTAATAGGAATAACCGAGTTTGTGAGAAGCCCAGCGCGTGTCTCTTTGTGAGAGCGGCTTGATTGCAAGCATCGTGGCGGGCGGGTCATAGTCAAGCCGTTCCAAGAAGCGAGACATCATCCAGCCTTCGGGCACTTCGTACCAGTCAGGCACGGTGCTCATAACGTCGGTCACAGCAAGCGGGTATTTGAAGCCGACTTTGCCTGCGCTCAATGAAGGTTCGGCTCTCACGTTGACATAAGGCGTTGCCCAGCTGTAAACGCGTGCTTGAAACAAAGGCTCTTGCGGTTCTGGCAGTTTGTCTTCAACTCGCTCCATCCACGTGGCAGAAGACCAAGCCGCGTCAGCCACCCGCCACCAGCCCGTCGGATGCGTTTCGTACACTGGCACGATCGCCTGAGATTGCAGCCAGTCTGCCTTCGGTCTTTCCGCTCCATTTGGGGTGTAACGCGTCTTCAGGCGGTTAGGCGGAGTCGTTGTGACCTTCGCATCGAACAGTTTGTCTTCAACCTCAACTGGTGGTTCTGGTTCAGGTTCAGGCTCTTCTTCTTCGCCGATCCAAGCCAGCCATTCCTGCTCACTCCCACCGAAGCGGTTCATGTCAAGGTTGCCAGCGTAACCGTCAAGCCTGCCTGTGCTTGAGTATTGCCAGAGCCAATAAGAGTTGAAGCCGACTGGCATCAAAGGCTGTGAAGCGGTGGTGTAGTGAGCGACCCAGAGTTTGCGGTCTGTCAAATATGCGCCTCCCATTATTTCGTGCCAACGTGAGCGGCTGGTATAAATGCCGGAGTCGGGAACTAAGGCGGCGTACTCAAGGACTTGATTGCGATACAAACGAGTGCCAGAACGGATGTCTTCCACATCCATCCAAGTGTCGAGCGTGAGTTGCTTGCCGTCCAGGAATGTCGCAAACGCCACAGCCTGCCTGCTCATGGACTGCGAGCCGATAAGATAGTGGTACGCTCCCAAAGGCACGCCCCTTGCGCTAAACTCGGCGTAATGCTGGTCGAAGTGAATGTCTTTGGACGTGCCGTAAGCCGCCCGCAATATCACGCCGTCAACTTGTGAAGCGAGTTTATCGTAATCAATGCGCAAAGGCGCTTGCCAAAAACTTATGTCAATGATTAGTTTCATGCTACCTCGTAAGTAACCATAACGTCTAACGTGTCATCTTCACCCCAAGCGTGGGGTCTGGTCTCGCTAAAATAACCCTGCCCAGCGTCTTGAAAGAACGAGCCTATCGTGGATTCCCCCGTCCGAACTTTTACTGACCCCGTGTAGAATTTCACGCCTGATTCAAATGCGACCCAAACGCCCATACCATCGCCAGCGGCAGTAAAAGGCAAACTGATATACCAGACAGAAGTGCCGGAAGCGGATGTGGTCGAGCCAAAAGTGAGCGTAACATTCACGGTAACCACTTTGCCAACCTTTGCATACTTGCCCGTAATAGTGCCATTGCCTAAACTCGGTGTTCCTGTATAAGCAGTCCAAGCGGGTGTGTAAGAAGTCCAAATGCCGCCCTTTTCTTTCACCCTTAGTCTTTCCACTTCCCGCTCAAGCTTCTTTATGCGCTCAACTGTTTTCTCGTCAAAGTTGCTCATAACTCGCCTCGTAGTCGGATGTCCAGTTGCTCCCCGCCGTCCTGATCCACTCTTACCCTCACGCTCCCGACGTGACAGTCAACGCGATAGCCAAACGCTTCTACGCTCAACACATCCCCAAACCAGTAATGGATTCCGTACTGCATACCCGGCGTGTCGTGCAAAGTGCCGGTAAGAACTTGTCTCGGTCTGAACTCGTCCAAAGCCGCATCACCGTCAGCTTCAAGCGCCGCCGTAGTAGCGTCATCTCTGCTGTCCTTGAAGTATTCTCTGCGATTCCATTTTGAAGCGTACATTCTGGTAGTGTTATTACGTTCCACTAATTCTCTTGTGCTGTCTTCACCTTGCCCGCCAACTAATATCGTATTCCGTTCGTCTGCATGGTAAGTGCCGAAAGTTGCTTCGCTCAAATTGTCGTATTGCCTGCCAACTAAGCGCGGGTCACCTGAAGCCCGTCCGTGATCCTGCCCGCGCTGCCCCGTGTAAGTGCGGAACTCGAATGTACCCGGCGCAGTCCGTACCACGTCAAAGCCGAGCCAAGTGCCGGCTTCGTTTGCGACTTCTGCTATTTCTTGCAATACGGTCAAAACGTTCCGATACGCAAAGGCTTTCGTAATCTTGGGCTGTACTGCATCTAAGTAAGGTGCAACTGTTAGTTTTTCACGGCTTGCTACTGACGTCCCTATGCCTAATTCATTCGCTACAATTGTTTTCATCATGTCATCAGGGTTGTCGGTCATTGATGCATTCGTGCTGCCAGCGTAAGCCCAAACAATCGCTGTATCCAATAACCAGTTTGCGTCAAAGGCGGTCAGCCGAATGTACTCCGCGCCGTCACCGTCCGTCCAGAACTCCCAGTTCTGCAAAAAGTAGGCGGTCTCGTTCTGAAGCTCCAACGTGCCGTTCTTCTCGCGCCACACCTCGAATATATCCCCCACGCTGAACTGGTCGTATTGCAACAAACCGCGCGGTAAGTTGACTACCAATGAGCCGATAGCGTTCTGCGTTTTGATGTATTCGAGCGAATTGAACGCTTGAATTACACCCTTCCTTACGCCTTCGTGCGTGTACCAGACAAGTTCATATCTCATTACAGCAACGCTCCATCAAGTCCCCAAAACTTCGGCACCCAAAATATTAACGCCCCGCTTGCGCTTGTCGTGCCCGTCATGAACAGCGAGAGCGCGTTCGAGCCCGGCTTCAGGTAGAAGTCGCCATAGTCCGAGCCTGGTATCACGTAGCGCATCAGGTTTCCCCTGCCAGTCCACCCACCTTGAAACTTGAGATGTAATGGGTCAAAGTTGAGTCCAATCCATTCCCCTGCTTGCAAAGTGAGCCCGTCGAACATGACCGACTTCCCGGTCGTGTAGTTCGTGATAGCCTGAAGCGTGCCCGGCCCGCGTACCTGAATGTAGGGGTATGTGTTGGCTGAAGCGCTTGCCACTCCGATTGCTAATATCCGGTCTGATACGATTCCGCATGTCGCGTTCTCGCTTGAAGTGGTGGTTGAAAAGCCTCCGCCGATGTAGAGTGAGCCGTCTGAAGCGGGTAGAATTGAGTGAACTGTTCCTGTTCCGGGCAAGTCGATATCCAAAGGTTGCCACGCCCCGTTAGACCATACGGCAATCCGGTCTGTGAGAGTCAAATCGCCAGCGGTGGTGAATGCGCCAGAGGCATAGACTTTGCCGGAATCGACAACTATGTCAAATATAAACAAATCTGTGCCCGTTCCTAACGCTTCCCAATGACTTCCACCCCAACGTGCAATATAATCGGCATTCGCGATTCCACCTGCATTAGTGAAGTTACCGCCCACATAAAGCCAGCCTGTTGCACCAAAAGCAAGTGTGGTTACAGCCGCCCCAATATCTGTGTTTGTGCCAACCGCTGAAAACGCGCTCCCATTCCATTTGCACAAATAAGGGTAAGCCGCGTCCGTAAACGTTCCACCGATGTATAAATCCCCATTTGGCGCAAACGCTAACGCCCGAACATTGTTATTAGTTATTCCAGTAGATAGAGCACTCCAAGATGTCCCATTCCATTTTGCTATTCTTGCGGTATTTGCGACTCCGCCTGCAAGCGTAAATATACCACCGGCATAAACCTCACTATTTGGCGAGATTGCAATCGCATAACATTCGTTATTCAATCCAGTTCCAAGCGCATTCACAGTCGGTGTGCCGTCTAAATCTGTTATCTTTACAATATAATCGCCATCTGTTGAACCTACATTTGTAAAGCCCCCACCGACATATAAATCCCCATTCGCATCAAAAGCCATGCACAAAACATTGTTGGTAAAACTGGCAATTACTGCTTCCCAATTTTCTGTAACCGGATTCCAACGCGCCAGATAATCAGCCGCAGGAATTGTGCCAGCGTTAGTGAATGCGCCACCTACATAAATCTTGCCATCCGGCCCTTCCGCCATGCAATAGACAGCCCCGTTCAGCCCCGTAATCAAACTGTCGTGGTTTGCGCCATTGACTGTGCACCAATTCCCGTTCGGGTCTCTTTTGACGATGAATTCAGCCGGGAAGTCGGCTTCCCAATCCAACGTCGCGCCATTGTTGTAAGCGCCATTCAGCAAACCGCTCGGAATCGTGAAGTTGAGCACCGCCCGTTGGTAGCTCGGCAGGTCAGGCGTATCGGTCAAAGTGGCGGGCAATGGAACGCAAACGATGTCAACCGGGTGGGTCGCTTCATCGCCGTTCACGTCAACGCCCTGATAGCGGACTATCATCTCCTGCCCGGTCAATAGGTCGGGGCGGATAAGGTCAATGACAGCCTTGCGGTTGGTCTCAATCTCGCTTAATGAGTTGCCGGTGAAGTCAACGATAATCGAGAAGTTACGGCTCTTGCGGGTGTGCGTTTGGTACATATCCCCGCCGGAAGTCATCTTGGTTAGAATCTGATTCCAATCGCCGTGACCCAAGCCGGTGACCTGAACAATCTCACAATAGTCGGATAGATCAACAATCTCGCCGCCCTTGCGGTA